TACAGGTGGTTCAGGTAGAGGTGCTCCAGCCACTTACGGCACACATACACTGAATGGAATTCCTATATCAGATCACAGCACTAAGGCAGATTTGGAACAACTAGCTAACCAACCTTCACTGATAGAAGCTATTTTAGCAGAAGATCATAGTCCCAACACGCCCACACAGGCTGAACTGATGGCTGACCCTTCCTTAATGACACCGGAGATGTTCGCTGCACAGAATAACTACGGTGGTTTTCAAAGCACAGGCGGGGGAGGAACAGGTGGAGGAACAGGTAGAGGTATCGCAGAAGACTCTATCACCAAACTATCAGAAGCAAGAGCACCCAGAGGACTTGACTTCAGCAATCTATTTGGCACTACTGGTTTTGACCCTGAGACTGGTCAGTTCACTTCACAAGTAAGCCCAGAGTTCCAAAAGTTCCAAGAAGGTCTGATGGGACAACTCGTAGGTGCTCAACAACAATACACAGAGTTCGATCCAGAACGCTACGCACAGACGTACATCGACGCTGTTATGCAGCCACGTGACATCCAACGTAAGCAACAAGAGCAGACAGCTCTGAGTCGTATGATTGCTGGTGGTAAGTTGGGTGGGTCTGCACAAGCAAGAGCACAACAGCAGTTAGCTACCCAACAGAGTCTAGAAGATGTCCAGACTAAATTCATGGGTCAGCAGTACGGAGCACAAGAGCAACAACGACTCTTAGGTAACGTAGGTGGTCTATTCGGTCTAGCTGGTGACGTTGCAGCCCAACAGTTCGCACCACAACAAGCGGCCCTAGCTGCTGTACCTCTACTTCAAGAGATATACAGTTTCCCTGAAGAACCTCAGTTCCAGTACGATCTATTCCAGAAGCAACTAGCATCTCAGAAATCAGCTAATAGTTCTGGTCTGTTTGGGGATATATTCAAAGCATTTATTCCTCACCTACCAATCGGATAATATAGGAGACACACATAATGTCATTATTTGGTTCAGGACCAAGGTCCAACATACTACAGACTGTAGCTCCTATGTATCAAGGTATCGTGAATGCTGAGAAACAGAAGGGTGCTTCTATGCGTGAAGCGATGGGTGCTTTCGGTCAAGCGATTGATCCTAAGACTATCGCCATGAAGAAATTCAAGAAAGATTTCGCTAATGCTGATTGGAATAAGCCAGAGACACACATAGCTGCTGCACAGGCTCTCATGGGCACAGACCCCCAAGCTGCTTATGGTTTTCTACAGGGTGGGCAGTCATTAGCTAAAAGTCAAGCGACTAAAAGTCCTGAATACGTCAAAGTAGAGACTGTAGACGAGAAAGGCAATCCTATCATAAAGTACATGACTAAGGCTGAAGCAGCTCAGACAGGTACATTTGGCAAATACGTAGAACCTAAAGCTGACACTAGACCTTCGTATACTACTCAGACAGTAATGATGGATGGTAAGCCTACTATTATTCAGTTCGAGACAGGTAAGTATAATCCTAATGATCCTACTACCTATACTGTTGTTGGTGAGCAAGGGTATAAGCCATCTGACCCAACACCTGTAAAAAGGACAGCCACTGTGAGCGAGTTGCAAGCGATGGGTGCTAATGTGTCTGGGCTCAACCCCCAAGGACGTTATGAGTACAATGTCGTAGGTGATCAAGTTAATATCTTAGGTATGCAGACAGGAACCGGAGAGAAGCCAGCGGTTATTACAGCCCAGTGGACCGGTATGGATTTGCAACATGAAGGCATTGAAGTTGAAGATGTCACTGCTCTATACAATGTAGAGCTCACACCCTCTGGCCGGCCCACTATCAAAGGGAAAGTGGCTGGAACAGGAACCGCAGCGGCAGACAGACCTACTGCGATGGCTCGACGTATCTCAGAAGCTTACGGCTATGAGGTAGGCACTCCAGAACATCAAGCGGAGATGCAGAAAGCCATCGACAGTCAGAACACAGTTAAGAACATCCCTTCTGCGATGGAACAAGTGATCACCGTTAAAAAGGATGTGGAGAAGAATAAACGTTGGACAGATATGACAGCGACGGCTGCTATGATTGATGATGGCAAGGCTTTAATTCCTGCTGTAAAATCCGGTAATGCTAAAGCTGGTGTAATTTTAGAGAAGATAGGCTCTCAGCTTAGCGCCTCTGGTGTTCGTGCTGTGTCTGAGATACAACGCTATACTGAGTCAGGCTCTTGGAGCCAGAGGATGGGCGATTGGATTAATAGAGGCTTCAAAGGTACTCCTTCTGACATCTCAATTGAAGAGACTGAGAAGTTACTTAACCTCTTAAACGATAAGAATAACACCCGTATGAACCTCTTCTTAGATCATCAAACAGAAGTATTCTCTGGTGCTATGAAAGATAGAACTCTCTTGCATAACACTATTAATGCATTCAGACCAGAACTTGATTCAGGTGTTGAGTTCGATGTTACTAGTGGCCTGATTCCAATTCCAAACGCACCTTCCGGTCTAGAAGATGGTACCCATATAGACGCTGAGGGCAACAAGATACAGGTCATTAACGGAGTAGCGTATGAGTTTTGATTTCTCGACAGCTAAACGAATAGAGCCAGATGAGCAAAAAGGCACGTCCTTTGATTTCTCGACAGCTACCCACATCCCTAAAGCGTTACAAGCCCCTACGACTACCGCATTAGCCGGTGATCAGTTCAAGCAGGGTCTAGTAGATTTAGCTTTAGGTGTAATACCTGATTCGCTACAGAATATCCTTCAGGGACGGTCTGCCATAGACTTAGATGTCACGGTAGGCAGTGAACAAGCCCGTAACATAACGGCTGCTGACAGACGCAAGGCGGCTGATGTCTTAGGTCTGGATGTTAAGAACCTACAGCCTACAACAGTAGGTGAGTCATTCGTAGCTAACATTGCACGTGCGGGGGCTGACCCTACTTCTTATATAGGCGGTGTTGGTCCTAAGCTGGCTACGCCAGTCACAGCTTTCTTAGAGTCTTCTTTTGGAACCACTACTGGCACTGCTGGTAGTATGTTCAGCGGAGACCTAGTTCGCCATTTAGGTGCTGAAGAAGGGGGCAAAGTACATCAGGCCGCTTCTATCATAGGCGGTGGTTTTGGTGGCGGGGTCTCTGGCACTTCTGTGCTTAGTCTCGCTAAGGCAAGCACCGCAGCTACTAAAGCAGCTTTTGAGTTTAAGGATAAGAAAGCAGGAGATGTAGGCAAGGCGATAGACGAAGGTGAGACTTATATCGCCACTCGTCAAGTGTCTAACTTCATAACAGAAGCTTTACGCACAGACCCTACTTTAGGCGCTAAGATCGGACACGTTGAAGCAGTCCTGCTAGAGTTCCCTGAACTCAATATAGGTCCTTGGGTAGCTATGACAGAAAACCCTGTATTTAGGGATAACCTTAACTACTTATTGAAGACTAATCCTTCCTTCTACGCTACGTTGAAGACGCAGATAGATGAAGCTGAATCTGTGATCCAGACAAGACAAGAACAGCTTTTTAAGGAAGGAGGTTTTCAGGCCGAAAAAGGTATCTTCAAGGCACTAGAGAAAGGACTACAGAATGCGCGAAGTGTTATCTCTAACGTAGATAAAGAATTGGCGTCTTTGTCAGCACCTACGGCTCCGCAGAAAGTACGTACACCTGAGCAGATAGGTAATATCGTAACACGGCTAGTAGAGCGTAAAAAGAAAGCTGTACGTGCTGAGATGACACCAGCCTACAATAATCTATTTAAGCAAGCTGAAGCAGACAATATTAACTTCTCACAAGACAGTGTGGCACACATGCATACGTTTGCTACTTCGGAGGTAAAAGAATTATTTGGTCTTATGCCCAAGGAGTACCGTCAGATCATCAATAAATGGAAACAACAGCCAGTTAGAGATGCAGATGGCAAAGCTGTTAAAGGGGAAGATGGTAAGGTCTTAATGGAACATCCTACAGCCTCCATTCGAGAGTTAGACTCTCTTAAACGCAGTGTTAATGAAGGGTTGCGTAATCCTAATATTAAAGGAGACTCACGTGCTCGTCTAGAGAATCTAAAGAAAGAGCTAGATGGTCAAATAGCAGGAATGGGTGATTTTGGCAAAAAGTATAAAGGTCTTGATTATGAGTATTGGGCTCGACTAGGAATACCTCTGAACAAAGACGGCATTAAAGACATCTCTTCTAAGAAGTTTGGGGATCAAGTAGCACCTCTGCTCTCACGTCCTCAACAGGCCCGTGAGTTCTTAGGTATGGTAGGTAATATGGGCGTTCCTGTAGTACGTGCCTCTGTGCTAGCTCAGTTGGGCAAGTCTGCTTATGATGTTGAGTCGGGGGAGTTGAATCTAATTAAGCTAGAGAAGTTCCGTACTAACCCAGCTAACCGTGAAATCATAGAGATGTCTGGACTAGCGAATGAGTTCTCTGATATTTCTACTGCTGTACGTGCGTTAGACGAACAACGAGCCTCGGCTTCTACCCAGTACATTGAAGGAAGCAGAGGACATACTCGTCAGTTCTTTGGGCGTATGCATGAAAGCGGTATAGATGGCGTTATGAATGACTTGCTTACTAGTCCTGCTAAGACACAAAGTCATCTGGACTTCATTAAAGGTCTTGATGTTGAAAGTCAAGACATTATTACAACAGGTCTAAAAGCTGAGCTAGCATCCCGTGCTATTAATTCTGGTAAGGGCGCTATGTCTTTTATCAAACAGAACCAAAGGGCCTTTGATGATGTATTCGGTAAAGGAATGTACAATGATCTTAAAGCACTTGCTGACATGCAGGATATTGTCTCTGAGTTGCCTCTAGAGAAGATACATCTAGCCGCAAAACACACAAAGCTAGAAGACTTCTTGAAGCGTAAGACAGGCGTTCCTCTGAGTCAAGCTAACAGCCTCCTACGAGATCGTATAATGTCTCCATTCCAAAAGATGTTTGTGTTCATGAACAAAATGAACTCTTCTAGAGTGGACGCTAAGGAAGAGCAGATGATGATTGAGCTATTCACTAAGAAGGGTGTTCTAGAAGAGCTACGTTCTAGAGCTGACGACTTAAAGCTAGACATCAATAAACCAGAAGCGGTTCGGGCTTTTGCTACCTCTGTGAATAAGTCATTCTCTAGAGGCGTGTATATGGGTATGCAAGCTGCTGAAGAAGAACTCAAGAGAGAAGAGGGGCCGTAATGACTATGTTCGAACAAGCATATGAGCAGATACAGCAGTGGTCTAATGGTCTTATGGAAGAAATCCTTAGACCTACACCAGCACACTTCAGAGATTTGGATAAGAAGTACGAGACTGACTTAGTTGATGAAGAGTTATTGACTTTCAGTCAACCTTTAGCAGAAGGAGAAGAGCTAGACATCCTACAGGATACTACTTCGGTAGAGCCCGTAGAGGCAGAAGTAGAAGTCCCTATGACTGCTTCTGAAGCTATTAAGTCTGTCGAAAGTTTTATGCCGTCTAAGGGCATGTTAGAGGAAGTGGCTAATAGTGAGTCTAAGATGGGTAATGACCCTCAGACTTACCGTAAGGATTATCACGGAGGCATCATGCAAGTGGATAAGGTAGGGTATGAGGCTACTAAGGACGTAACATCACATCCTAAGTTAACAGCGAAGCACAAACAGATTTTAGATACTTATGGTATTGATTGGTCTGCTACTGAATGGGAAGACTTGCGAGACCCTTTACATAGTGCATTAGGCGCTCGACTTTACTTGAGTAACATTGAAGACGAGATACCCGACACTAAAAAAGGTAGGGCTAAGTATTGGAAGGATAAATACAATACGTCAGCCGGTAGAGGCTCTGTAAGCCACTACTTAGACTCCAATAAATAAATAAAAAGCCCCGAAGGTTAATCCAACGGGGCTTTCTTTTAACTATATCTCACAACTACCACCGACACAGGCGAGGGTCTGAGCACCTTCGGTCTGGTCAGTAGACTCTGTTATGTCCCAAGAGAATGCTGTAGGCATATCCTCAAGTAACGTCTGATATTTTTCTTTATCTATAGCCTCATAAGGAGCTTGCTCATAAGTATGCTCAGAATAAGGCAAGAAACTAACACCAGACACCTCATCGAAGTTATTGAACATCCAGTTGCCTATCTCTAAGAACTCTTCATCTTTATAGTAGACAGTGATGGAAGGTTTATGTTCACACCAATGTTTCTGATAGGTATCCCATAGCTTTAGTTGGTCCATTCCTGTCTGCTCTGAAGCCTTTATAGAGCCGTCAGGGGCTTTCTGTGGGAATGAGAATACTATAGTATTGGGTGACACCTTATCTAGCTCTGACGGGACTCCTGCGGCCTCTAAGACAGCACATAGAGGGTCATTAGCAGAAGCACGAACACGCCTAATATAATAATCACTAAAACGTCCATGTATGCCCGAAGCAGAATCCACAAGCTGGCTAACAGTACCAGAAGGTTTAACACAAGTGACTGCGGTAGCTTGATTAATCCCCAGCTTCTTAGCCCATTCTTTATTCGTCTTAACAGCTTCATCCTTGAGCCCTTCCAACACTTTAGGTAGTACATCACTATCTATATCTGACATAAGAGTATTGTCTAAGATACCCGTCAAAGACACCCCTAATAGAGCCTCTTCTGCTGTATTCTGTTGCCACTTAGCCCGTAGGTAACGGAAGTCAGTCAGAGTAGCCTGTAGCGTCCCTAAGATAGCCGCTAGTTTGACTTTCTTCTTCAGTGTCTCATAGGTATCGTCAGAACGTACTACCACTTCAGATAAATTACAGAATTGGTTAGGGCGTAAAATTATCTCCGAACAAGGATTACAACCGAAGTCATAGTCTGCGTCCCTACGTCCATTCTTAGCTGCTTGTTTCTGACTAGCGATACGACTAAAGAACCCACGTTCCCCTGAGCGACTCTCATAGAGTGACTTCCACTCACTCAGGAATGCCTCAAAGTCAGGCTTCTCAGTATAACAAGCTGAGTTATTAGCCAGACCTCGGTGTGGAGTGTCTACCCACCATTGCCCATGTTTAGCTCGACGGATTCTATCGTCAGTTAAGTTACTCAGGGAAATCAAAGCACTCCTACGGACTCCTCCGACAACGACAATCTGTGCGATCTTACAGCAAAGATCATGACATTCGATAGAAGATAACTTCCTGCCCGTAGCCCCTCTGAAGACCTCCACTGTGAACTTGAATAGATCAATCAGAGGTTCTGGACCAGAGGCTCTACCTCCGAATGTCTTCAGTGTCGCTCCTGATGGTCTAACTTTGCTTATGTCCCATGTAGGTAGCTGACCTGAGTAAAGCAAAGACACCAGCTCTCGGTAAGCCTTAGCCCAACCTATCTTAGAGTCTGCGACGACAATAGTTGTGTCAGTCTCATGAAAATCTTCAGCCACTTCAGGTAACTTAGTTACGTACTGACGCTCTACGCTGAAACCTACGCCTGTGCCACACATAAGAATGTACATCATTTCATCGAAGGAACGGGGGTGGTCTATGGTGATATAAGAACAATTGAATCCTGCTACATTATCACGATCTAATGCCTCACCAGCAGTCATCAAGGCTCTCATGGATGGCATTACGTCTAACCCTTCGATAGCGTCGAACAGTTCCTTGTACGTCTTAGAGTCCAATGAGCCTCGGTCACTGAAGTATTGTAGGTAGCGGTTGATTGTCTCAGGCCAAGACTCCCTACGTTGTTCTTCTGGCAGATAACGGGCGTACCGTGACTTGTGTATGTACTCTTGATATGCTTGCATTTTATTTGTTCCCATAATTTTCTTTTCTCCCCTCTAACTCTATGAGTAGGTCTACATAATGTTTTACCTTCTCTAAGTCTTGAATACCATTTTTCTCTCTCCAACGAGTAATGTACTTAACGATACAACCTTCTATGAAACTAAGGTCATTCGCGTGTATGTACTCTATAGGTTGAATATTGTGTATCCGATAATGTCCTCCACCTATTTGCTTTTCTAGAGCAGAGGCTTTCTCGTTAAACACCTCATCTAAGTTCTTCATCAAAAGACCCCTTATCCATAGCTACTTCTAGTTTATCGTCGAACCGATCACAAAGTTCTTCTGTAGTTATCTCTAGTATCTCAACCACTAAGTCTGGATCATAGAACTCTACTAAATACTCAACCAGCTCCTCTATCGTTCTAGACATATTGTTTACTCCACTTCTTCAGTTCTTTTATCTCAGATAGATCAAACCAGACAATACCTTCTTTGTCACACCACTTAGCGTTAGTGAGTTTGGCTCCTTTGCGGATACGTTTATGTGCGTCTGACCAGACAAACACTAGAACTTTACCTTCACTCTTTAACTGCTTATGTATTGCTTTGTATTTCTGAGTGTCTCCAACCCTAAAGAAACCCTTGACTTCTATGTAGACACGCCCTTTGGTAAAATCAGGGGTATAAGTACGAGGTACTGAATACTTCACAGTAGTCGATTCATACTCCCAATCAACGAGACTTTCTGCTACCTTAGCTTCAAGTTTGCTTCGATACTTTTGGTTTGGCATTAGTCTTATTCCCTTTAGGTTCTTCTTTGGTTAGTGCCTGACACATCTGACCTGTCCCTGAGACAATAGGGCCTCCGTGAAGAGACCACCCTTCTGACAATAACAACTGAACTTTCTCTTCGAAACGATCTGGACGGGGTGATTGAACAATAGTGTATTTCATCTTAATCTTTAACCTCATGTACTTTAGGTGTATTCCAGACCTCAGTGAGATACTTAGGCCCATTGCTATATAGGAATGTACGTAGCTTAGGATAACAAGTCTTCTTGTATCCACAGTACGAACAACCTGTAGGTAACTTCATGTTACCACTCTTACCGTCAGGGATAGGATCGTAACAGGGCTCAGGGATAGTGTCTGATTTGACTGTCCCCTTGAGGTGTTTTATCCGATCTTCTATGTCCTGACCTTCTGTTAAGTTTATCATTGATAGAGCCAAATGTCCATTACCTTTGTCCATCGCTAACCAACCACCTTCTGTAGCCCCTATGGAATGTCCGTACCCCTTGAGTTGGTCTACGTAGCCGAATGGATCATCGAACTCTACCGTATTCTCTTTGAATTTCTTGAAGCCAAAACTAGATACGCTCTTAACGTCGATCAGAGTACCGTCTATCAGACAGTCCATAGACCCTTTGACTCCCTGTACTTCTGCTTTCGCTTGCTCATGGGATACTCTGTGTCCAGATAGGCGTACCAGCAGCAACACCAGCTCTTCTACGATATGACCATATAAAAACTTAATCAACGTAGACGGCTGTAGAGGCTCACTCTCAGTGCCTTTGCTCTTCAACCATATCTGACGGTCAGGCTTACCTATACTGGACATACGCAGTGCTTTATCGTCCCCTCGCACAGTGAATAATGAGTCGAAGACTACATCACCAACATTCTTAGTGAAGATATTGAAGACCTCATCAACATCGACACCTTTGGCTGTAGCGCCTTTCTCCATCAACGAGTAGATATCTTCTACTAATGTATCAACTGTTTTGTTGTTCATCTTTATTCCTCATTTCATAATGGGTAATTTTATGGCAATTAGCACAGAGTAGTTCACATTTAAGTAATTCAGCTTTTATAGCCTCAAAGGATGTGTTCCCCGAAGTGCTCATCTCTTTTTGTTTTGGGTCAATATGGTGAACTTC